GCCGCTCCCCCCGGGGGGGCCCGGCCCGCCCCTTAAGTTTTAAGAATTAAGTTTTAAGGGTCGTGGGGCGGGCGCTTCTTGTTGAGGATGGCGTAGAGCGAGGCCACGCCGACCGCGATGCCGACTAGGAGCGAGGCGATGCGCAGCCAGGCTTCGATCTCGGGAAGCATCGACACCCCGAGCCCCGTCGCCGTAGCGACGAGGCCGGTGAAGGAGGCGGCGGCTTGGTGCGTGTCCATGGTTAGCTCAGGGCGGCTGCGAGCTGGGCTCCGGTCGTGGCGACGGTCGAGCATTGCGCGAGGCGGTCGGTCTGGAGCAGGTCGGTCTTGGCTTTCACCGCGTCGAGCTTCGAGGCTTCGGAGGCAGCGAGTCTGCTGCTCACGGCTTGGTCCACTCGCGCCAACTCGACCGAAAGCTCGGAACGCACGGCTGCTGCCACCGTGCTGGCGGACGGCGCAGTGACTCCGGCGATGGCGGCCTCAAGGAGGCTTTGGTCGGCAGGATCGCTCGGCAGCGCATCGGTCTTCGCTTTGATCCCTGATAGCTGGGTCGAGTTGCTATCGAGTTCCTGTCGAATCTCGATGGCGGTCGGGCCGCTGGCGCTGGTGAGCGTGCGAGCATTGTAGTCCCAGATATCGGCGGGAGTGACTGATGCTGGGGCGTTGGTGAGCGTGTCCACCGTGCCGCCGGTCGTGGTGCGCGTGGCGGCGCTCCACACGGCATTTGCCACGCTGGCTGCGGTTGGGGCGCTGGTCGGTGCATTGTAGTCTGCCGATGCGAGGCGGCTTGAGATCGTGGCATCCAAGTTGATGAGCTTGCCGCCAGTGCGCTCAAGGTCGGCTCGGATCGCGGCGACGAGGGCGATCTGGTCAACATTGCTGTTTCCGATTGCGGCGACGAGGGCGTTCAGAACGGCTTGGCCGTCGCCTTCGTTGAGGATGGAGGACTCGACGGCGGCGGCAATGGCCGAGCGTTCGGCGCTGGTGAGGCTGTAGCCTGTCTTGTCTGCCGCCGCCCAAACTGCCGAGGCGATGTCTCCGGCTGTCGGTGGAGTGCTTGGCGCAGAATATGCCGAACCGGCGAGCCTGCTCGACACGGAGGCGTCGAGATTGGAAAGCTCGGTCAGTTCGGTGCGCACGGCGGAGGCCACCGAGGCGGCACTAGGCACGCTAGGGAGGTCGCCGGTCGTGAGCGTGCTACTGGCGACTTCAGCGGTGCCGTCCCACACGATGCTGCCGCTGCCGACATTGGCTCCGGCGCTGCGGAAGGTGAGTTGGTAGGTGCCTGCGCTGCCGGTCATGTCGCCTGAGTAGAATCCACTGGTGCCGACTTCGCTAAGGTTGATGGCGGAGCCTACGGCGGCTCCGGCTTGGTAGCGTTGGGCGGTGACGGTGAGGCCGGTCTTGAGGGCGATGTTGAGTTCGTTTGGCATGGTGTGGTGCGGTTAGGAGTTAGCGGGGACCCATTCGAGTTTCCACGGGCCTTCGTCGGCGGGTTGCGGTGGGATGTCGGGGGTGAGCGGTTCGCCTTCGCTCCATGTGCGGAGGGGGGCGAGGGATGCGCGGAAATCGGCTTCTTTGGCCCATTCGCCGTAGGTGGTGACGCCGTTGTTGATGGTGATGGTGTGGACGAACATGAGTTAGTATTTGTTGAGGTAAGCGCTGCGTAGTGTGGTGGGGTCGAAATTAAAGCCTGCCGAGGAGAAATCGCCGGAGCAGATCCGCGCCGAATCGGAGTTGCGTGGAACGCAGAAAACTCGGCCGTCTGGTAACAAGACGCCGCCTGCAAATGCAATATTCCCCGGATAGGTGCCTGCGGGGGTAGAGACCGAATTGGCAACCGGATCGTAAATTCGTGCCGAGGTGGAGCTGTTCGGCACGCAGAAAACACGACCGTCTGGTAACAAGACGCCGCCTTGAAATGCAGCAGCCCCCGGATAGGTGCCTGCGGGTGTCGAAAGCGTATTGGCAACCGGATCGTAAATTCGCGCCGAGGTTGAGCTGGCTGGAACGCAGAAAACTCGCCCGTCTGGCAACAACACGCCGCCGATAAATGCACTGCTCCCGGGATAGGTGCCTGCGGGTGTGGAGACTGAATTGGCAACCGGGTCGTAGATTCGTGCCGAAGTGGAGTTTAACGGCACGCAGAAAACTCGGCCGTCTGGTAACAAGACGCCGCCTGCAAATGCATCGCTCCCCGCATAGGTGCCTGTAGGCGTGGAGACCGAATTGGCAACCGGATCGTAAATTCGCGCCGAGGTTGAGCTGGCTGGAACGCAGAAAACTCGCCCGTCTGGCAACAACACGCCGCCGATAAATGCACTGCTCCCGGGATAGGTGCCTGTGGGTGTGGAGACTGAATTGGCAACCGGGTCGTAGATTCGCGCCGAGGTGGAGTTGCGTGGAACGCAGAAAACACGACCGTCTGCTAACAAGACGCCGCCTGCAAATGCAATATTCCCCGGATAGGTGCCTGCGGGGGTAGAGACTGAATTGGCAACCGGATCGTAAATTCGTGCCGAGGTGGAGCTGTTCGGCACGCAGAAAACACGACCGTCTGGTAACAAGACGCCGCTTGCAAATGCATTGCTCCCAGGATAGGTGCCTGCGGGCGTGGATGTGGTGTCGTTGTCGATGTTATTTGCCGGGAAACGGTTCGCCTGCGCGGTGCGGGTGTATTGCAAACGGCTCAGGATGTCGGGGAGGTAGAATGTATTATTGAGCGGCCAGAGGCTGCGCCGAGCCAATTCCATGACGCGCATGCGGCTCCACATGCCGCCTGCGCTGGTCGATGAGGGGCTGGTGTTTGGCTCGTGGCCGATGTATCCGTGTTCGCGCATAGGGTTAGGCGATTTCCTCGTAGGAGATAAGAAGGTCGATGGCTCCGGCGGAACCTGCGAGGGCGTGGATGGCGTCGCCTTCCTCGAGGTTCAACCCGCCGCCGTCCACCTTGGACAGGAGGACGATCGAGGCATTTGCCGGAACGGGGATGGTGCTGGCCATGTAGCGGTGCGTGCTGGCGCGAAAATGCGTGACGCTGATGCCGACCGTGCCTGCGCTTTTATTTGCCGCGATGATGGTGGAGAGGCGCAGGAGCTTGTTGCTGGCTGCGGGGTTCTCGACGCCGGTGGAGGCGAGGGATGCGGTGACGGCGTAGGCGGTGGTCTTGCCGATGATGGATGTGGTGTTGACGAGGTTTGGAGCGGCCATGGTTTTGTGGTGGTTAGAGGTTTAGAAAATGAGGCTGAACGCGATGACGCGACCGGCGCTGGCGGCGGTGATGGTGTTGCCGGAGACGGTGAGGCCGGGGCCTACGGTGAGCGGCGTGAGTTTCTTGGTGGCGTTATTGAAATAGACGAGGCTATTTGCGCCTGCGTCGGTGGCGGAGACTTCTCCGTTGGTAACGGAGAGGACATCGGCTGCGCTGGAGGCGATGGTCGGTTCGCTGCTGGCTGTGGGTGTGGCGATCATGGTTTAAGAAAATTCGAGAGACTCTTTGGAAGACCACGCGCCGACTGCGGATTGCTCCGAGACGACATTGCCTGCGGCGTCGGTGGTGATTTTGTAGATGGTCCAGGCGGTGGAGTCCTCGGCGGGGCCGGAGGCGGGGTAGTCGGTCCAGGCGAGGCGGCCCATGTAGAGGATCGTGCCGTCGGTGGCGGAGAGTTGCAGGTAGTCGCTGGGGTCGCGGGGGCGGGCTATGCGGAAGACTTCTCCGAGGTGGTCCTTGGAATACAAGCGCCGGTCGGCGAGGTTGAGGGCGAGGGAGCCTTGGGCCACTTGGGCGGCGGTGGGGACTCGGCCTGCTACCGTGCTGCGGAGGAGCTTGAAGACCGTGGCCATTGAGGAAGTTTTAAGTTTTAAGAATTAAGTTTTAAGCAGTGGCCCCGTGGCGGCGGCGCGGGCTGGAACCGCACCGCCGCTGTGGGGGGAGGGAGCTATTAGAAGCTGCCGCCGTCGATCTCGGTCTCGAGCGCGAGGACGCGATTTTCGACGGAATCGATGTCGCCTTCGTTGGTCGTCACACGACCGGCGAGGGTCGATGCGGCGGACTCGATGGCTTCGATGTCGGACTCAGCGGTGGAGACGCGGCCTGTGAGGGCTGTGGCGTCGCTCTCGATGGTGCTGGCGCGGCTCTCAAGCGCGGCGATGTCGGACTCGACTTCATCAAGGCGAGCGTCGGCGCTGGCGCTTTCCAATGCAACGACTCGGCTGTCGAGGGCGCTGATGGCCGAAGCGCGGGTGCTGGCTTCGCTGTCGATGTTGCTCTGGAGGGTCGCGTCGTTGTTCGAGCGGGTGGTCGCCTCGCTGTCGATGTTGCCCTGGAGGGTCAAATCATTGGCGGCGCGGGTCGAGGCTTCGCTGTCGATGTTCGACTGGAGGGTGGAGTCGGCGGCTTCGAGCGTGGCCACAGCGGAGCTGAGGGCGCTGGAGGCGCTATTGGCGAGCGTGGTGATCGCTCCGTTGAGGTTGCTGTCGGCGGCCTCGAAGGCGGCGACAACTTCTGTCAACGAATCGAGCGAGCCCTGCGTTGTGTTTGAGAGAACATTGTCGATGCGAACGCCGAGGGCGGCTTCCGCTGCGGTGGCGCGGGTGACTTCGGAGGAGAGATCCGAGGAAACGCTGGTGATCGCGGCTTCGCGGGCCGAGGTCTCGGAGGAGAGCTGGCTGAGGGTGGCGAAGTGGCCGGGGCCAGCGAGAACGATGTTCTCGACGCCATCGCCGATGTAGAGTTTGCCGTCAACTTTGTTCCAGCTAAGTTCGCCTGCATTTGCTGTGGAGGGGGCTCCAGCGGCACCGCTAAGGCGGCGTTTGATTCTGAGGATGTTTGCCATTGTGTTATTGGGGGGGGTGTTTGGGTTGTTCTGCGGGGTTAATCCTAAAACTCACCGCCGTCCGTGTCGGACGAGATGGGGATGTAGGAAAGCGTGTCGGGGTCCCAACGGTGGGGGATGTTGGTGTCGGCCGGAAAGTAGATGCGGGCTACGACGCCCTCGGCGGGGAAGGCGGCCACGGAGTCGAAGCGTTGCACATCGTCGAAGTCGTCGGGGATCATCGCGCCGGAGATCTGGCCCGAGGAGTTGAGTTGGGGCAGAGCGATGTTTTGCGCTGCGCCGGAAAAGGGATTGAAAAAGACCTGCGACATTAAGTGTAGGGCGGGAATTTGATCTCGACGCTGCGGATCTCCGCGTTGTCGGCGGTGGGGGGATTGGCACCGAAATAGGTATTGATGATTCTGGCTACCGAGGTGCTGCCAAAAGTGAACTCCACATAGTTCGTGTTGTTCGTCGCGGGGGATGTGAAACGAACATTTTCATACTTGGTGTAAGCGGGAGTCGGAAAACCTGTGCTCACCCGCAGAGCCCCATCTGGTGTGGCTTGGACGGGCTGGACAATGCCAGCGGTGTTGCGAGCGGCGATCTGAATGGTGGGGTTACTCATGTCGTTAATTTAATTATGGTGAAGGGTGTCAAGGGGTGGTTATTGGAAGCTGGCGGAGTAGCGGCGGACCTCGCCTTTGCGCAGCCAGGCGTCGTCCATGCGTTGTTGCAGGATGCCTTCGGCGCGGGCGAATTGGTAGGTGGCCTTGTCCATCTGGCCGTCCTCGGAAAGCGTTTCAGCGAGGGCGTAAAACTTGAGGTAGTCCGCGAGGAATGCCGGGATGCGGTGGCGCAGCCAGAACTCCTCGTTCGTCGGTAGATTGCCGGTGGTGTCGGCGAGGGCTTCGTAGCAATCACCGGTCGTGTTGTAGTAAACGAGATCGCCCGCTGCGTAAGCGGTGGAGGAGTTGAAAGCGGTCGCTGTGAAGCGGGGCTGAGGCAGGGAGAACTCGACCCAGACTTGGCCGGAGATGTAGTCCGTATCGGTGATGAGGATGCGGTCTTCGGTGACGACGAAAGAGAGGGATTTCGTGACGCGGCCTTCGTCGGGCTTGATGTCATAAACTTTCAGCACATTGCCGATCACCTTCATGCCATTTTGCACCAGCAGCACATAGGGGATGAACTCCTCGGCTGGGGCATTCTCGCTGGTCTCGATGTAGGTCGCGGTCGTGCGGTCGTTCCACGCCACATCCACGGCGGTGTCGATATTCAGCAGGTCGCCAGATGCCGTGAAAGTGATTCGCTTGATGCGCCACACAGGGTCCGCAAATTGCGAGCCCTGCAAGGCCCGGCCAATGTAAGAGGTCGTGCCCACATAATCGGATTCGTAGGTAAAAATGCCCGGCGCGTAGCCATCGCCCACCGGCGTGCGGGCCTCGGTCAAATAAACCTCGGGCCAATCGAAGAAGGTCCAAGCCGTCGCGGCAGCGGTCGTCAAATACTCCGCCAACGCCGTGGCCTGCGAGGCCATAAGCGGCTGCGCGGGGTCGATGCCCATGCGGGAGATTACGCCATCGCGGACGGTGCGGTAGGGCGTCGCCTTCATTGTGCTCCTCCTTGCTGCAAGGCGGGCAGGGTGCCTTGGCGGCCTATCTGGGCGTTTTGCTGTTGTTGGAGCTGGAAGTTGAAGCCCTTCATGCGGGCTTCGATCATGTTCCGGAAAATCTCGTCCTGCTGGATGCGCTGCTGGAGGGCGGGGTTGGCGGCTATGATGCCTTGGAGGACCTGGGCGCGGAGCTGGTGGTTTTGCCCTTCAGCGGGAAGTTCGGGCTCGGTGCCTGCGGCGATTTTTGTGAAGGCAAGTTGTTCTTCGTTGGCTTCCATGGCGGCGGCGGGGCCGGGGTCGCGGACGAGCATTTCGGCAAGAACGGGATCGACGGCGCTCATGATGAATTTGATGAGCCCTGCGCGGTCGATGACTCCGGCGGTATCCATCGGCACGATGGCTTTGCTGATGTAGTCGAGCTTTGCGCCGAGGGCTTCGGCGTCGAGGTTGCGGGCGTCCCAATCGACGATGAGGTCGAACTTGCCTTGAATGCTTTCGCGGTCGGCTTGGAACGGGAGGGTTTGGCCACCGGAGACGCGGAGGATTTGGACGGGCAGCATGTATTGCTGCATGAGCTGGTAGGTCTGCGTGATGATGCCCTTAAAGTCGCGGAGCCAGCGGTCCACCGTGTGCTGCTGGACGAGGGCGGTGTAGTTGGGGTCAACCCCCTCGCCTGCCATGCCGAAATATTCATTCACATCGCGGCGCACGGCGCGTTCGATTTCGATGGTGCCCTGGTCGAAGGGCGGCGGTTGCATCCAGCCGATTTCGTTGGGGCGGCGCTCGGGGATTTGCACGGCGGGGCCGAGGATGATGTCGAGCTTGCCACGGTTGGCGGGCACGCGCATGGGCGGCAGGATGGCGATTCCGGCGCGATCAGTGCGGTAGTCGCGCTGGGTTTTGATTTCCGCCTGCATGGTGCTGACGATCTCGGGGATGCCTCGGGCTTCGATGAGGCAGCGGGTGACACGCTCGCGGGGGAGTTCGATGAAAGGATATTCGCCGTGCGAGTAGGGGGAGATTTCCTCCTTGGCGAAAATATCCACATTCGGGTGCATGACCCGGCACATGATTTTCGTCGCGCCGGTCTTCTCGTCGGTTTCCTTGGAATAGACATGCCAGATTTCCACGAGGTCGCGGTGGTCTTGCCAGAGGATGGAGTCGCGGCGGTTGGTGTTCTGGTGGGCGTAGATCGGCCAAAGGCTGGTGCCTTTGTAGTTCTCGGCCTTCTCGTAAAATTCGTAGGGGTAGCCTTCGGTGACGGTGCGCTCTTCCAACTCCTCGCAAGTCACCATCTCGCGGCGGGCGATCCAGGGGGCGCGTTGGAGGTCGTAGGTGGCGGTGGGGAAAATGATGTCGTTGAAAGGCTCCAACGCCGTCCACTCGGGCTTGCTCTCGAAAATGTAGGGCTCGGTGTATTCGACGGTGCCGCCTTCGCGGAGTTTGCGGATATTGGCGGCGGTGCCGGTGCCGGGGGCGAATTGCTCGGCCATCTCGATGGCGATTTCTTCTTGGAGCGGATCGAGGATCGCGCCGATGAGCATGGCGAGGGGGGAGGCGGGGTCGCCCTGCTCTTGGGCCATAACGATGAGGTCTTCGAGGCTGACGGATTTTTCCTCGATGCGTGTCGTCGTTTTCCAAAACACGCCCATGATGGCGAGGCCGTAGGTGGCGCGGATGTTGAGGGCGAGTTCGAGTTCGCGGCGGAGGTCGGAGGCGCAGTGGGTGAAGAGCATCCATTTCAGCACGGCCTCGGCGGCGGTGCGGGAGAGGGAGTCCGAGGATTCGACCGGCATCATTTGCAGGCGGGCGGCAAAGGTGGCGGTGAGGCAGAGCTGGGCCTCGCGGTTGCAGACGAGATCGGCGAGGCGGATGCGGCAATCACTCGAACCGGACCAGGGGAAAACATTTTTGCCGTAGTTGCTGGCCCACTTGCGGCCATCGGAGGATTGGCCATCCCACAGCGCCATGCGGGTGTCGTAGTTGCGGGCGCGGACGGAGGAGAACCAGCCGCCATCGGTGGCGGCTTCGGTGAGCTGGCCTATCCAGTATTTCGTGTCGCGGTCTGGCTCGTCGGATTCAGTCATGCTGTTCGTAGGCCGGGCATGAGGATGGCGAACTTCCCTGTGCCGCCGCATTTGACGACGCATTGGGGGAAGTTGCGTTTGAACCAGGCGATGAAATCGGAGTCGCGCCAGCAGCCGGGGACTTTCCAATTCCAGAAGTGATAAATTTGGGGGTCAACGGAGAGGGTCAAAGCGCCCACGCCCTCGATGGAGCGGAGGTCTTGCTTGGCGTGGTCGGCGGCGATGGCGTGCTGGCGGGCGTCGGCCTGCACGGCGCGGGAGTTCCACTGCTCGAAGAGTTCGCTTTTCGCTCCTTCGGCGAGGTCGCTGGGAAGGTCGCTGAGGGCTTCTTTGAGGATTTCCATTGTTAAAAAGGGGAGCCCGGTTGCCGGTGGCCTGTCCTGAGACGAGGGGCCACCGGCAAGGGCTGGGGGGCGGAATTAGGTCGTTGCGGCAAATTTGCCGAGAACCTGCGGATTGCTAACCGCTACGCCAAAGATGGCGTCGCAGAAGCCACGGCGTCCACCGCCACGGTCTTCAAGCTCTTCCATTCTTGGTTTGCGATTGAACCCGATGGACACGAGGTCCATGTCGAGGACATAGCCACGGGCTGCCGAGACGGCGGCTGCCGCGCCATGAGCGAGGTAGGTGGAGACATGCAGCGAGAGCACGCCGAAGTCGCCTTCGTAGATGTCGATGGTGTTCACGATTTTCTTGTCGGAAACATTGCTGTTGAAGGTGCGCACGGAGGACATGACATTCGTCGAGCCCGCTGTGGTGCGGATGAAGTTGGTGAACGCACGCTTGAGGCTGGTTCCGCAAACGAGGTCGTAGTTGCGACGAGCGCGGCGGACCTTGAACATCGACTCCAACACATCGATGACATTGTTCTCGGTGAGAGAAGCAGTGGCAGTGGTGTTGATCGACGCGGCAGGGGTGCGGAACGCGGCAGGAACGGCTGTGGCTAAATCGGCCTGCGCGGTGGCTTTGATCCACTCGCCGATGCCACGGGTTTTGTAGGGGTCTGCGCCGGATTGAACCTGGCTGTCGTTGTCGGAGCCCATGATGGCTTCGATGTCCACTTTGAGTTCGACGAGGGCTTTGGCGGCGGCTTTGTTGAAAGCCTGCTTTTTACCAACTCCTGCCAAATCAGAGACTTGCTCAACGAGATCATCGACTTGGAAGCTGCGGCGCGTTTTTTGGATGCGGCCCGAGAGGAGTTCGCGGTTCGCGTGCTGGTCGTCGAAGCTGGAGACATCATCGTTGGCGAGAACGCCAGCGGTTTGTGGGTCGTTGTAACGGTCTGCGGGCCAAGAAAATAAAACATTCGTGGGCTCTTTTGATTTCTTGCAGAGGCTGAACAGGGGCGTGTCGCCGGGCTCGATGAGGACCATCGCGTCGGAAAGATCCTCGCGTTGGCCTTTGACTGTGGTGATGGGGGTAGCTGCCATAATAGTGTTTGGGGGGTTTTAAGTTTTGGGTTGGGTTTAGTTGAAAAGTGAGGCGACGAAATTCTCGGCGGCATCACGGTTTCCGGACTTCTTCAACACTTCGAGCGGGTCGGCTTTGGATTTGGTTTTGGGGGCGGCTGAGGGGCTGACAACCTTGGGAGCGACGGCGGTTTTCGCGGGAGCGGCGGGAGCTTTTGGCTTGGCCGCTGCGGATTTTTTGGCCATGGCCTCGGCTTGCTGGAAGCGGAGGGCTTGGCCGCGAATGGCGTCGCCGATGATGAGTTCGAGATTCGGGAGCTTGGCGATGCCTGGATACGCTTGCAGCGTGGTGAGCATCATCTTGCGGGCCGGGGCGTCTTCCTGGAAAAGCTCGGGATAAACTTGCCGGGCTTCGTGCTGGAAATTCTCGCGCTGGGCGAGGTAGTTCCGGCGGGCGGGCTCGGCTTTGAGGATTTGGCGGGCGACTCGCAGGCGGTCTTGAAGCTCTTGCTTCGTGAACTTGCGGGTGGACCCGTCTCCCATGGGCACTTCCACTTCGCCTTCCATGTCGGCCTTGGCAATGAGGTCGGGCACATTGTCGAGGACGGTGTTGGCGGCGGCGAGGCGGCTTTCGAGGGCGTCGGCGGTGGTGACATCGCCGAGTGGGTCGGCAGCGTCTTGTAGCACGATGGGCTGAGCTTTGGTCAGCGCATCCCGGGCGGCGGCGAGTTCGGCTTGGAGGGTGTTGGCTTGCTCCTCGGCGCTTTTGGCGCGGGCGGTGAGCTTGTCCACTCGCTTCGTGAGTTTCCTCACGGCGGCGGGCTCGGCCTCTACAGGCTCCTCGTCGGGGTCTTCGTCGTCGGGGTCGGCGTCGGTTTCCTCGGGCTCTTCGTCTGCTTCGTCGGAGGGATCAGACGAATCGGACGAATCTTCGGGGGAATCTTCGGTCTCGGTTTCTTCGGTTGTATTGTCAGGGGTCTCATCCGCGATTGCTTCCTGGTCGGCCTCGGGGGCCGCCGGAGTTGTCTCATCTGCGGTCGGGAGTGTGATGCCCAACTGCTCGATGACTTCGCCGATGCTGAATGCTGATTCTGTCTGGTCCATGGTTTGTGGTGCGTCCAAGTCGCGGTGTCAGAACTGAGGTTTTATGCGGCTCCGCACGGTTTCCACGGAGTTCGCGGCGAGCAGTTCAGCCCTCGCTTGAATGAGGAAATGCCTGCGAAATGCGGGGAACGGAAGGG